TTTCTGTCTCCTCCCCCATTTCAGAGGGTCGATAACCACCCGAGGATATACATCCCTACTTTGGCTCGATTTTGTGATATAATTTGATTATACACAACCTAGCGTCCCATGAACTTAAATTTTAATTTGAGATCATAGAATGCTCTTCGGTTTTCATCGCTCGTGGACCTACAGGATTTGTATCCTCTAAATCTCGAAGTTCTGAGTAAACCTTATTGGCGAAAGAACTGAGTCTGATCAATAAACGACTAGACTTTCTTTCATGCGCTAAAAACTTTGTCAAATCGATTAAATCGATTCCTTCTATAAGGTCCATTAAATTAATGGATGATAGAGTTGGGCGTGAAAGAGGATCAAGCACTTTGATTGAATTATAAATCCCATTTAATATGGGTAAATCCTTTCAAACTGCCTTATCCAGTTCTTGTTCACTAGCATTGAGATTAATGATTTCAGATTGTTTAGCAGTAAATATGTTAAACCATTTTGAAACCATCCTTGTTGCTTCGAACAATATACCATTTGCTACAAACTGTCCAACCCTCGAAAATTCTTTTTCGAGCATTGTTTGACCAAATTGTGGCATGATGTTATCGTTATTTAAAAGGGCTTCACTAAACAGAGTTCTTAACTCTGTCTCATGACCCCTTGTATAACGCATCACAGCATAAAGATTTCTCACAAGATTTCTACTTCTGTTAAATTTTACTTTTTCAGATGTGAAAACTCTTAAGAATTTCAAAGTCACTTCAATGCTTGTCATGAAAGTATCTGGTGTTTGGTTTTTATCGTATAAAGATACGATAAATCCAAGAATCCCAATTGGATTGTAACGTTGAGTTATCAACCCATTTGTAGATATACCAGTTACTTCTATGCCTCTATGGAACCACCTCTTTGCAAATTCATACGTATCTTTTGATACATGTGTTTTTGAATCAGAAGTGACCACACCCAAAATAGCAATCTGGGATATATATCGTTTTGCAACTTTATCGTTGTATATAACTATATCATCTCCCAGTAGGATGTAATCCTGGAATGGATAACATCCTTCTTGTAAAGCTGCTCATTGGACTAATATGTGGTGAGATATCGTGAACATAGTTCATGATGTTCTCGCTCCCATAGGTTGTCCAACAGCATACTTTATAAGTTTGTTGTCATGGGTTAGAAAGGGTTCACAAACCATGGCTTGTTTTCAAGCCCAAGCAGCAGGTTTACTCAATGTCATTGCTTCAAATATTCTTTGTTGCAATGCCACTGGAAATCTGTCAGTAGCACTACTCAAATCTATTGATCAATAATGGTTTTCACCAATATCTTTCGGTAGAATCGGGTTTTGCGTGAATGTTCGATCTTGAGGAAATTTATTCCTTAAAATCGTAAACATCTGCTTGCTTAAAGGTTCAAGTAATGCCTGTGTTAAATAGTCAAAAATGGCTATAACACGTGCCTTACCTTCTGGATCATTTACAACAGATAACCGTCTATTTATGTTTCCATATTTAGATGAATTCTCTGGTATATGTTTCAGAACCTTCAGTCTTAATTGAGTCAAGAACCTCATATATGAGGGACACAGTATAAACATATACTGTATCATTGGCCCAGTTAAGGTTTTAAGATGGTTTAAAGATGTGTGAATAGCTCTGGAACTTAATGGACCTGCTTTATTGGTCCAATAAAAACCAGTGTTATTTCACATCGGAAGCTCCAGGCCTAAATCAAAATCTTTAACAATCTTTTCAATATCAGATTGTGGAAGATTATCATCAGTTCCTGTAAAAGGATCTGTGATTGATGAATAGTCTGGTTCTCTTTTGAACTCCATAGATCGGGAACAAACTAATAACGTAAGAACATATTGAATCCCTTTGGGTCCATATGTCAGGTACTTCTGTAAGAAGTCAACTGATTTGGGAAATCCATCAGGATTGATTCCAATAAGTTCTTTAGTCACTAGTATAGGCCTACCACTTAAATACCTGGTTACAATTAGACGAATTAACTTAATTCGTTTAATTGTCCACCAGAGTCCTTTAGTATTGATTCATTTTTGAATCATATTAAAGAACTGAATCGTATCTTTGCGGAGTTGCAATTGGTTGGGTATCCTTTTAAATCAAATTGATACTACAAACATTGTAATTCTTTTAAGAATAGTAATATTCATATAAATGATACGATTTGATTTAATATAGGTATAAACTCTGTGCCTATTAGTTTAATAGTAAAAGGGCGATTCCATCGTTTCCTTTTACCCCAATGGCATATCGGCAGATATAGTGCCCTTTCGGGGGTATCTGTTATCCGTCATGATGAGCACGTGGGTCCCCCTATCAAGGGGATCCTCATGAAG